GACATGTGCTGCCGGGTCTGCGGCGTTGCAACGGTGATCCGACCACCGAGAACCTGGCAATGTGGATCGGTAAGTGGGCGCAGGTGAAACTGGGCGTTCCCGGGATATTCTCGGTAGCAGTGGACGTAGACGAGACCCCGTCCAATGCGGCGTCATGGCACGCCGGGATGGGCACAGTTCACGCCGCTCTCGAGCTCACCGAAGTGCTTGGTCGGCTGCGTGAGGCGACTCTAGCTCCCAACGAGCTGCCGGTTCGGATTCCGGGTCGCTATGCGTGACTGGATCCTGATCTCCGAGACCTTTACTACCGTTCAAGGGGAAGGCCCGAGTGCGGGCACTCCCGCGTTCTTTCTCCGTCTCGGCGGATGCAACCAGCACTGCACCTGGTGCGACACTCCGTACACCTGGGTGTTCGATGACCGCCATCGCGATATGCATCAATCGGGTGAGCAGTTCAACCCGATGGACGAGCTATTCCGCATGTCGCTCTACGCGATCGTTCAGAAGGTGTACGCGTCGAATTGCCGGCTGACGGTCATCACCGGTGGCGAGCCACTGCTCCAGCTCGATGCGCTGTCCATGCTGATCTCGCAGCTCAACGAAGAGATCCGCCGGAACTTCGTATTCGAGATCGAAACGGCCGGCTCCATTCATCCCGGTGAGCTTACGCAGTACGACAACGTCACCTTCAACGTGTCACCGAAACTGGCGCACTCGGGTAACCCGTTGGAACTGCGGCGCAATATCGAAGCGCTGGTCGCACTGCAGTCCCGGGGTAAGGCGGTGTTCAAGTTCGTGGTCGATCACCACCTACCCGAGAAGGAGCAGCTAGACGAGATCAACGAGATCATCGCGCTGGCTAAGATTCCCGCCGAGAAGGTGTGGCTAATGCCCTGCGGAACGGACTGGCGAGAGATCCAGCACGGACTGCAGTGCTGGGTCGGTCCCGCGATGCGGAACGGCTGGAACATCACCGGGCGGCTACAGATCGAGATCTGGGGCGATAAACGTGGGACGTAACGAACCGCTTGAGGCCGCAGTACGGGAGATCCTGCACCAGCTCGGCTATCCCGTGGATCCGCACTTCGAACGCACCCCGGAACGCGTGGCAACCGCGCTGACGGAGTTCGCCGCGCATGACACCGGTTCGCATCGGGTCGGTGAGATTCTCGAGGTCACGTTCGAGGACTCGTACTCGTCACTAGTGCTGGTCGGACCGATTCGCTACATCTCGATGTGCGCGCACCACGTCCTACCGGTAACGGGTGAAGCGTTCGTGGGCTACCTGGCCGACAAGCGGATATGCGGCCTCTCGAAGCTGGCTCGGCTCGTGGAGCACTTCGCGAGGCAGCTCGGGGTGCAGGAACGCATCACCGATCAGATCGCGGACGCACTCCAGGAGCACCTGGAGCCAAAGGGGTGCATGGTCGTTATCCGGGCACGCCACGGTTGCATGGCGATACGCGGGGTGGAGGAGCCCGATGCGGTAACGACCACTTCCGCCGTCCGCGGCTTGCACCAGGACAGTGCGAACGCGCGCAACGAGTTCCTCCAGCTGATCTCGATGCGAAGGAGTTTGCTATGATTACCGGAAAGCTACGCGGAGCGCTATATCTCGGTCTGGACGGGGAGAACATCACCCGACTCGTGGCCGGTGAGCCGATCCGCGTTTCGCCCGCACGAATGGTCGCACTGGGCTTCCCGCGGATGACCGTGGTTATTCACTACGGTAAGACGCAAGAGTCGCTGATAAACGAAGTCACTGCCTTCGGAGAGGAGATCGTGGGAGGCGATTCCGATTAAACTCGCGCACATCGTACCGACATCGCTGCTACCGGTGGTCTACCACTCCGATGCGTTCCTGTGCCTGAGCAACCTCGTAATCCGAGATGAGCTCTACGCTGAGTTCCATCGGCAGCAGGTAGCTAACGGCAAGCTGGTGATCCTCGATAACCCGGTTCACGAGAACGTCGAGATTAGCATCGATGACTGGATCGGGGCGGCGCAGTTCTTGAAGCCGACCGTGGTCATCATTCCCGACGTTATCGATGACGTCTCCGCTACCGTTGCGTATGCGAAAACGTACCGCAAGGAGATACAGCGGGTGTCCCCGCAGTCGCATCTGATGGCCGTTCCGCACGGCATCGAGCACGGCGATTTCCTGTCCTGTGCCCGCGAGCTAGCCGCTCTGCGCGATCCGATGATCACGTGGTTCGGTGTGTCGTTGGAGCGTCGTCTGCAAGACGATCCGCAGGCGCTTAATCGCCGTTTCCGGCGCGTTCGTATCCTGCAGACCGAGCCAGAGGTGTGCCGGCGCAACGTGCACCTACTCGGGATCAGCGAGCAAGCGGTGGAGCTCAGATCACCGACATTCGCACATTGCGTCTCGGCAGATGCGAGTAAGTTCGCCGTGCTCGCATTGACCGGCAATCCGGTTTACCCTCCCGCGCCAATCCGGGTGCACTACCCCGGACGCAAAGCGCTGGGCGGGTCAATCGAATACTTCGAATACGAACCTCCAGCTGAGTTCAGTTCGACCATGTTCTACGATACGCTAGATGCATGGAGTAAATACGCCGAGGGAGTTAAGCTATGAGCGGTAATCTCGTCCTTTGTGGCGGTGGCCTCGATTCGTTCGTGGCCGCGTGGGACATTCAGCTCACCTACCCGGAATCGACCACACTGCTGTTCTTTGATTACGGGCAGCGCGCATGCGATAAGGAGTGGAACGCGACCAAGCAGATCGCGATGGCACTCACGAATCGCTTCCACACCGCAACGCCGATTATGATCGAAGTAGCGTTCTTTCGACAGTTCGCGAGATCGGCGCTGCTGGAACTCGGTCCGGCGGTCGAGAAGGATCCGAAGCCGGGAGTCGCACATGAATGGACGCCAGCGCGGAATACGGTGTTCACCGCCCTCGGTATCTCGTTTGCGGAAGCGCAGAACATGAGCCGGGTTGTCGTGGGGATCAATGCTACCGCCGCAGTGGCGTACCCCGATAATGATCGACGCTGGGCCGAACGCTGGCGCTCGCTGATCCCATTCGCCGTCAACAAGGGCACGCACATCGAGCTCGAGACCCCGCTCGATACGTTGACCAAGGCCGAGATCGTCACGCTGGGATCGGTGCTCAGTATCCCGTGGGCTAGCGTCGACACCTGGTCCTGTTACGAAGGCGACACCAAGCACTGCGGAAGGTGCAGTTCATGCCGAGCACGGAGGAACGCATTCGCGAGTGCGGGTGTCCCCGATCCAACGGCGTACTCGGCATGACCCTTCCGCTGGACGAAGAGCTGCTCGCTCTGCGAAACTCGCGCGTCCGCATCCAACTGGACGAGAACGTGTTCGTTGAAGGGGTACTGTGCTCCTGGACCGAGGACGGCGAAGTCAATTACCGAGACGAGGCGGGTACGATGTGGAATGCGTGGCCGCTACTTGCAATCGAGGCAGCGATATGATCTGCGATCCGTGCAAGGCGGCCGGCATGTGGCTTGGCGCAGGAGAATCGTGGATTGTCGAAGGACCGGATCGAGTGAAGATGCGAATGGCGTCTCTTCATGCCGAGTGCACGGGTTGCGACTGCCAGCATATCGCCACGTCGTCATCGATCAATCGCGACTTGGTCGATATCCCGAAACCTGATAGCCTATAGGCTATGGCAGTGAAGCGACGGCCTAGTGCCGGTACGGGATGCGGTGGCTGCCCCTTTGTCGGTACTCCGGGACAGCGGTGGTGTCCAGGTTACGGACCCGATCAGGCCGACCTGGTAGTTGTCGGTGAGTCACCAGGTGAGACTGAGCTTATCGTTGGCAAGCCGTTTATGGGCCGCACGGGTGAGCTACTCCGGGCAACGTTTGAGAACCACGGTCTCGATTTGGATGCGACATATAGGACGAATGCCACTCTTTGTAACGTCAAGCCAACGAAGGTCCACCTGCTGGCATGCGGTCCACGGCTGTTCCAGGAGATCAAAGCACGGCGACCCAGGATTGTCTTGACCCTCGGCAAGTTCGCGTGGCAATTCGTTGGCGGCACCAGGGACAGTCTCGGTAACGCGGAGGGGACACTACTATGGGAACCGTACCTCGAAGCGTGGGTGATCCCGACATGGCATCCGGCGGCAGCGCTGAGGAGCGACGGGTTCTATCCACCGATCTCGAACACCATCTGGCGGATTGCGCGCTTCTTGTCGGGAGAGTCCCCGCTTCCGGAGCCGAATGCGAAGCGGCATCTGCGGTGGCGCTTTATTACCACCGAGGACGAGGCAGCGAAAGCGATCAAGTACTACCTCCGCCGAGCGAGAGAGTCCAAAACTGGGCTTACCATCTCCGTGGACACGGAATCGCAGACACTCCAGAGTCCGTATGAGATAGCAAATAACCTCAAGCCGAAGGGCAAAGGCCGACCGCATCCCGAGCGGGATCGGTGGCTAATGATCCAGTTCTATGACGGTAGGAGAGCCTGTGCAATCGGAGAAATGGCCTTCACGGACCGCATCAAACGGGGACTCCGACGACTCCTCACCGAACCGCGAATCCGATGGACTGGTCATAACATTTCGACCTATGATACCCGGGTTTTCCGATTCAACCTCGGAGTTGCGCCCGCTGACCGCAATGTACGGGACACCTTGTTGCTGGGCCTTGGGCTATCGGAACGACAAGGGGCAGTTGGTCTGGAACCCCTGTCTCGTACATGGCTCAACGCACCCGCGTACAAACGGGGACTGCGCGATTCCGGATATCGCCACCAGCTAGGACCGCAGAACAAAACGCAGTGGAGGCAGCTTGCGCGCTACGGAGTGGATGACGTTGATAACGGCTATCAGCTCAACCAGATCCTCCCCGGGATGGTACGGGACGAAGGTACGATGGGGCTGGTGCGAAACGTTCTACAGCCACTGGCCCTCACCTGCGGACGAATTGCGGCCCGAGGGCTGCCGGTTGATACCTCGCAATTCGATGATCTCCAGTTCAACTGGGGCGGCAAGGTCACGCACTTCGCTGACCAGCTACACGCCCTAGCAGTTGAAGCCGGGTGGCCGAAGGACCCGAAGATCCAGAAGTCACCGAAGTTCAATCCGAACTCGCATCCGCAGTTGGCGCACCTGGCATTCGATGTGCTCGGTCTCTCCGCGACCGACGGCACCACGAACCGCAAATTCACGAGTAAGTGGAATCGACAGCGCAACCCGCGATCCGTGGACGCTGACTTCCTGATCGGACATGAGGACACCGACTTCGGTCAGCTCATGCAGCAGTACCGCATTTACTTCAAGCTGTTCCGCACCTACGTGATTGGGCTGCTCCGTGAAATCGACCCCGATGGCCTCATCCATCCCGACTTCAACCTCGCGGGCACTGCTACTGGCCGTTTGGTGGTCAAGCCACTACTCCAGGTTCTCCCGCACTATGGCGCCCATCGCCTTCTCGCCGACGAAGACTTTGCCGCTGAAACACGGCGTCTCTTTCCTGCTCGTCCCGGTTACGTCATCGCGGCATTCGACTACAAGCAGCTGGAAATGCGTGTGGCGGCAGCGCTATCTGCTGACCCGCGACTTGCCGAGGTACTCCTGGCCAGTGATCCGCATGCCGTCACCGCGAGATATATGTTCCGACGGGAAGAGGTGGACGACGCGGACCGCCATGCGGCAAAGCGAGTCACCTTCGGGGTGATGTATAACCGCAGTGCGTTCACCCTATCTCGAGGTCCCCTGCTGGAGGTTCTCGGTGGAGTGGAGATACCCGAGGACATCCGGCGGCGCAAGGCGCAGGACTTCATTGACGCATTCTGGGGTGTCTACCCGGACTATTACCAGTGGCAGCAGGATCGGATGCACGAGGCCCTGACCAACGGTGAGCTGACCACCCCGTTTGGTCGTAAGCGCCGGTGGATGCTAATCACGCACCAGAACCGACACGAGGTGCAGAACCAGGCGGTGAACTTCCCGATCCAGAGTACCGCGAGCGATATGTGCTCGATGGCGCTGGTCAAGGCCGAAGACGCACTCAAGGGGATCGGGTTCCCGTTGTACACCGTACACGACCAGGTGGTCACCGAGATCCTGGAAGACCGGATCGATGAAGGCATATCGCGGATGCGTGAGGTAATGATGGAACCGATGTTCGATACGCACGGAGTCCAGTTCGATGTGACCGTTGAGATCGGACCCAACCTTGGCGATGTCGAGAAGTGGAAGGTGGCCGCATGACACCCGAAGAAGCCCTAGAGTGGATCGTCAGTCACTTCTTCCATGTCGACCAGGCCAATGCGGCTATGCACTGCAACGAGGTGAAGTACTCGCCAATTACGTTTGCGGCTGCGGAAGCCCTACAGGCGCTTGGTGGCGACACCTATCCGATGCATAAGATCCTCCAGCACAAAGGTCGCTACGAACTCGATCCAGGACGGTGAAGCATGCGCGAGCGCACTATTACCGTAGGCGAAGATGCGATGCCAATGGCGTTGCACTTCGATAACGTTGACCCGATCGCAACCTGCTATGTGCGTCTACTAAAGCAACCGGTAAC